TTTGGAAGTAAATGGAAAAATGTAGCCATACCTGGTATATGCGAGAGCCAGGAATTATGTGTACTAAATGTGGATTAATCTGGGAAAAGGGGATAGATGAGTAGAACTATAGTCTGTCCTGTCTGCAAGAAAGAGTGGGATTTTAGAAAAGGTTTTGCTCACGAAAGTCTATACAAGCATATGAAGGATTGTAAACCATAGTGCCCGTATAGGGCATAGGGAGGTGTAGAACTTCTATTTTGCGCCGAACTTTAAAGAGTATATGATAAAATATATCCGTGAATAAACTGGATTCATCATATAGCAAATTTATGGCCTACAGGATAGCCTGTACTCAATGCGACGAACTATACCCTCAGACAAGCGACGAACCATTTGTCTGTAATATCTGCATATCTGATTGATGGTATAATAGTTATATGTCATATGCCATCAACAACAAGCCAGTAGGAAATAATCCTGACTCAATCGAAAGAACTGAGTCATATCACAAATTTTTAAATAAATTAGGAAACTCTGCAGAAAACATTATAACTATTCCTAATTTTTTAACACAAGAAGAAATATCTTATCTTATGGATGGTCTAGAAGATAGACACTCTCACCGTTTTGTTTCTCAAAAAGGTCCTAATGGAGAGCCATTAACCTACATGCGTAAGTATGATGGTCTGCCAGATAAGTCCAATCTTATAGGCAGAGTTAAAGATGAAATAAAAAAAGCATACAACTTAGAAGATATTGAGATAGCAGAAAAAGAAGAATTCTTGGGCGTTGTTCACTGGGAGACTGGATCTTACTTAAACACACATGTGGATGACCTTGGATATGTAACAGAAAACCACTTACCAATTATTATTTATTTAAATGATAACTATGAGGGTGGAGAGATTAAGTTTGAAACACATGATGTTTGTATTAAGCCAAAGACTGGTGACTTAGTCGTATTCCCTGGGAATATGCACTACGCTCATGAAGTTAAAGAGGTTTTATCTGGTGATAGATACACTCTGCCTATTTGGTTTACGGTAGTTTAAAATGACAGATGACATGAAAAAAAGAAAACTTCTAGATGGTTCTGAGGTCAATGATTACGATTATCCAATTGATTTAATTTTGCATACAAAAGCACCAGGTAAGTGGAAGTTGATTGACCTTGAAACAGGACAAGAATATCTTGGATCAGACGTATCTCATGAAACATTTGGAGAACTTTTAAGAAGCAAAGTTGCAAAGGCTAAGATAGGTTCTTGGTTTAAAACAAAGGGAAGAGTAATAAAAAATGGATAATACCAATAAGCCTATAACATTTCACTGGATGTGGAGAAGACACTGGCAGATAAACGATAGCATTGAGAACCTAGACCTTAAGGGAATTCTTTCTATGGCACAAGAACTAGATGGTGCTAACGTTAAATCTGTTTTACTTCCCTATGGCCCAGGAGGTATTGATTTTTCATTAGTTATACAAGAAGCATTACAAAAAACAAATCAACTGATTATGACAATTGCCCTGCCAGCATATGGAACAAGTCCTGACTATGCTGCTAAGATTGTTGACACGTTAAATAAGTTTGCACCTGGAAGAATTGGCGTAAACCTAGTTTCTGGAAGATGGGGTGATGAAGGAAACGACAAGTCTGAGAAGATAGTTATAGACCACTATATGCACGACCCTTCACTTATTGACACTCTTGCAAAAAGGGTTGCCATCTCTGCAGTTTGGATGGACAAATTTATGAATTTAATGAGTGCCCATGAGCACAAAACCCACATGGCAGTTGTTGGCTCTTCAGATACAACAATTGGTATAGCAAACAAACATTGCGAATATATATATGTTGATGACAACCTATTGTTTAAGGACCAGTTTAAAAAGATTGATCTGGATAAGGTAAAGCCAATAGTCATTATTGACCCACTTATTACTACCCATCCAGACGATGAAAAGCATGTTAAGTATGACAAGAATGCACCAGTTAGACAACAAAACCACTTAATAAAAGGAAAGTTAGTCGATGTTGTTGCACAAATAAGAAACCTGTCTGAGAAGTTTGGCATTTATGACTTTATGATTCATACTGATCAAGAAGATATTAGCAAGTTGCTAGATATGGTAAAAAACTTTAATGATATTGTAGTGCCTGAAGGAAATGTAATAGGTTACTCTGACCTAACGGTACAAAACTTTAATAATATCGGAAGTGATCCTAGAAATGTAAAAGTATTTAATAATTATTTAAGCAAAGAAGAATGTGACCATATTATAGGACTTATAAATAATACAGAGACAAGTAATAATCGTCCCTTGCAACCAGACGATTCTGGAAATCCTACACTGTCTTTATTATATTACGATTCACTCAGGTATTCAGAAAGATATATCCCTGGTATTCAGTCTATCGTAGAAAAAGAATTTAATGTAAAACTAAAACCAAGAAATTCTCGTTTTGCTCAATGGGTTCATAATAATAGTCAAACTATTCCAATAGATGATATGGGTCATAAAGACTCAAACCATTTAGCAGGATGGGTTTATTTGAATGATGACTACGATGGTGGTGGTTTGTCATTTTTTAATCAAGGACTATCCCTTAAGCCAAAGGCTGGTGATCTAATTCTATTCCCTGGGAATCCTCATTATTGGTACCATGTTGGCCCAGCAAATGGCTCAAGATACATTATGCCAATATGGTTTGATTTTGTTTAATGGTATAATTATTAAATGGAAAAATCTAAGTGTTTTTTTTGCAATAAAGATGCAACTCATTACGACATAGTTGTAGATCACTCTGACTATATTGTTGCAGATGTTTGTTTAGATCATCTCTCTATGGGTCTTATATCATAATATGTCAAATATAGTAATTGTTACATATCCTAGATCTGGGGCAAACTACCTGTCAAATTTGCTACTAAATAACTGTAGGAAAGATATAAAATATTTTCATATTCCAGAGAAGCCTGATAGGTTTATTATAACTGTTGTACGAGATCCTTTTGAATCTATTCACTCTCATGTGACCATGAGAAAGCATTATCACCCAGATGAAGATTATAGCAAAAGATACAATAACGAGTATCGGGATATGTGTAACTTTTTATATAAAAATGCAGACATTGTTATTAAGTATGAAGATCTGGTAGAATTTCCAGAGAAAGTATTATCAAGGATTTGCAGTGATCTTAACTTTGATATAGATCCATTAGACATCCCTGTGCCTATAACAGAAGACAATAAAGAAAACACATATTTAAGATCAAGCAAAATCTCTCAAAAGTATAATGAAAAGCATTTTGATATAAATGATATAGAGGATTGTTATGGTCCATATACAAAACTATTATCAAAAAGAATTGATCTGTGACAGAGTTCTAAGATGTATTTAACAGAAGACATTCTACATTTTTATAAAAATAACAGCAAAAATAGTAGATACCTAAATAAATATTTTACAGGTACGGGCCATGTGGGACGATATGATTCATATCAGGTGGGAGTTGTTGATAATAAATCAAACGAAAATGCTTTTATATCTACAGTTGATGAGGACAACACATATGAAATCAATGAAATTGGTCTTCGTGGAGAAGTTTATAAAGATGCAGATTTTTTAGCCTCTGGTTGCTCTATAACTTTTGGTATTGGTGTTCCAGAAAATGGAAGATGGACGAACATTTTAAATGATAAAATCAATAAGAATGTTATGAATCTAGGAAACCCTGGAGCATCCGTACGAACTATTTGTCATAATACTATTCGATATTGTATGAATAACAAAATGCCAAAAGAAATTTTTTGTTTAATGCCAGATTTTTTTAGAAGTATGGTTGTAGTAGATAAAGAATTTTATAAATCAAAAGTCAATAGAGGAGACCTTAAAGAGTCTGAGATTTTAGAACTAACCTACTGTAGTCCTAGCCTTATGTATTATGAAAATCATATTTTTATGCAAATAAAAGATCAAAAATATATAGAAGACTCGACTTCCCCACACCAATTAATTTTAGATGCTATAGATGATATTTATATCTTAGAATCATTTTGTTTATCAAATAATATAAAATTATATTGGACAACTTGGCATAGGCCGAGTTCTTTAATTATGGAAGAATTAGTAAAGTTAAAAGACTTCAAATTAAAAAATTTTTTACCTTTTATAATGTTTAGCAAATCAGATAGTTTTAGAGATAATATAGAGAAACATTGTGATTTATTTCACGAATCTGAATTTAAGGATCATTTGTGCTGGTCAAAAGGATCTGACTATTCTGTTATAAATTATAAAAAAGCGCCAAAAGAATATCACCCAGGAATTCATTTTCATCAGCATGTGGCAGATTTTTTTTATAGCCGATATAGTCAAAATAATACAATAGTTTGACTTTTTGCTCAGTTTAGGATATACTAAATATATGATTCAATGGATTGCTGATTACGCACACTGGGTGCTTGCCTGCATTGGCGTATCTGGTATTTACTTTGTAGGTCGCAAGACTCTATGGGGATGGTTCGTACTATTGTTCAATGAGTGCTTGTGGATAGCCTATGCTTTAGTAACAGACCAATACGGGTTTATCTTTGCAGCAGTAGCCTACGGTGCTGTTTATATTAGATCTTACCTACACTGGAGACGAGATGCCTAGACATTACGATATACCCGATCCATTTCAAACCTTTGTCGCCAAGAAGTATGCTAACGCTAAGGGTGCTGTGTATGATTTCTTTTCTAAAGAATGGTATATGAAGTGTGGATGTTGTAAGGAAGAGTTGTTTGCTCCATCCCGCAAAATTTTAACTAAGATACGCCTATACCACACAAGAAACGAGTGCCTTAATGGATACTGAACAAAACTTCGATCAAGAGTTTAGTGTTGAAGACATTACGAACGCCATTGTAAATCAGGCTAAGGCTGAAGTTAAGTCTAGGTTTGGAAATAAGAAACGGCATAGACAATGACATGCAATGTCTGTGGACTATCTAAAGAATCAGAATGGTTTTGGAATTCTCACCAAACAATGTCGGATGGAAAGGTCTGGTGTGTAAATGCCAAGAGAGCCTAAGATTACGAAGATGGACTGGAGAGCATTGGGCTATTGGCCAGTTTATAAGGATGGAAAGAAGGTGTGGGAAAAAGATGATAAATCATTCAACCAAGACAGAAAGAACTAAAATACTTCCATTACGATGGATAGGAAATATATGTGGAGAGTTTGCTGGCAACCATATTGTTAAGTGTGTTAATATGGATGAAGATGAAGAGTATGGTTTTCTCTATAAATACCACGCATTTATGTGGAAGTACCTTAATAAGCCTTACGAGTGGTGGGGAACTTATTACACCATAGATATGAAGTCTTGGAAAGAAGAGTTAGATAAGATTAAGATTGACATGTCTGACTCTGGCTGGGATGACTATGATGAGTTTGGGAAAGCATATTGGGAGGATAAAGAATGAGTATAGACGATATGATCTTGCGAGAAGAAATTGCAAGGGCTATAGAGGCCATACCTATTGAACCATCAGTTACAAATGCTTTAGGTATGCGTATAGAGGCAGCAAAGATTGCAAGGGGAGAAGATAATTATATGACTACTATTTTTGAGAGGCAGGTGGATTTCGAATGATTAGTTTATTTTTTTTAGTCCCAGCATTTATTGCTGGCTATGTGGCATGCTATTTTATTATGACATACAAGGTAAATCAAGACTGACAAGGACTTATACCAAATTTTTCTTTTTATGATATAATTAATTATGAAATTTTTAACAAGAGATATTTTAAGTTTTTATAAATCAAATTACGAAAACAGTTGGTATTTAAAAAAGTTTTTTTCAAATACAAAAGAGGTTGGGCTGCATAAGCCATTTCGTAAAGATATTGTGAGTTCTCAGCGTAATTTTAAAGACAATGTTGTGGAAACAATTGATGAAGTCAATACATATGAAACAAATTCTATTGGTTGCAGAGGAAAGATTGATGAAGATTCAGAAATCTTTGCATCTGGTTGCTCCATAACCTTTGGTCTTGGTGTTCCAGAATTCGGAATGTGGACAGAATTACTAGGAAAAAAAATTAACAAAAGTGTCACAAACTTGGGCAGTCCTGGAGCCTCAGTAGAAAGCATTTGTACTAATATTATTCAATATTGTATGACCAACAAAATGCCAAAAGAAATTTTTTGTTTAATGCCAGATTTTTTTAGAAGTATGGTTGTAGTAGATAAAGAATTTTATAAATCAAAAGTCAATAGAGGAGACATGGGAACAAGAGATAGCCTAGAATATATATACTCTAACCCAACTATAGTTAAAGATAATAGATCATTTTTTATGGAAGTAGAAAATCAAAAATATATAGAAGATTATACTTCTCCACATCAATTAATTCTAAATTCCTTAAACCTTATCTATATTTTAGAATCATTTTGTTTATCAAACAACATAAAACTATATTGGACAACTTGGCACTCACCAAGTTCTTATATTTTAGACGAATTAAGCAAAATGGAAAATTTTAAATTAAAAAATTTTACATCTTTATACTCTCCTAGCCTATATTATAATAAGGGCCTTGGTGAACTAGTAGACTCTGTTTGTAGTCCTCATACCCATGAACACGAGTTTAAAAATCATCCATCTTGGAATATAGGTTCTGATTATGCTTTTATAAATGGAGAAAAAACATTTAAAAATACTCACCCAGGGATACACATTCAAGAGCACATTGCAGATTTTTTTTACAATTTATATAATGATAAAGATAAATAAAATCAACAAACCTTTATTTGACAAATCTAAAAATCTAAGGTATACTTAAAAAATGAAACCAACAGCACACATATATGATGTAGATGGAACCCTAGCCAATGTAGATCCATACCTGCACTATGTTCGTGGCTCTAATAGGGACTACAACGCCTTTCATGAGGCTTCTATAGATGCCCTGCCAAATGTAGAGGTTGTTGAGATGCTAAATAATTCTGTTAGTGATGGACACTCTATCCTGGTTGTCACATCTCGTAAAGAAAAGTATCGTGGGCTGACGTCTATGTGGCTTGCTAAGAATAACATTAGATCTCATGGGTTGTTTATGAGGGCAGACGATGACAATAGACCAGATTACGAAGCAAAGAAAGACATGCTTGATAATATAAATAAACTATGGGATGTTACCTATGCTGTTGATGATAATCCTAATGTGATAAGGTTGTGGGAAGACCACGACATTCCTACAAAAAAAATAGGAACTTGGGACGGTAATAAGAATTGACTTCCACCACAGAGAATGGTATGATTAGACTATGAATAAAAGAGTAAAAAAGATTTACAAGTGTTCTTCTTGTGAAACAATGATTACGATCATAACAAGAGTGCACGAACTTCCAGAATCAATTATTTGTCCATGTGACAATGTAGCAGAAGATCAGGGATCAAAATGAAAAAATCAAACAATAAAGTATCTCAACACAAGATCAAAAGAGCAAATAAAAATAAGAAAAGAATACAAGACAAGACGCATCTGTCAAAGTTTGAACGCAGGCAAGAATTTATTAGACAGCAGATAATCTCTGGGGCCTTATCAGTAATTAATCGATAGAAAGGTTGTGTTCGATGGTTTATCCTGACGACTTAAAAGAAATATCAAAAGATCTAAAGCGTTACATTATCAAAGAGCATATGAAGAGATATTACTACTCAACCGTTGCCCTTGGCTCCTTTGTCATAGGAACACTTTTTGGCATACTCATATCATAAGGACTAGCACCAGTAGCCAAGTTGGTTAAGGCACCGAACTCATAATTCGGCTATTCGTAGGTTCAAGTCCTACCTGGTGTACAAAGCGAGTGTTGCATAATGGTAGTGCACCATCCTTCCAAGTTGGTAGTGCCAGTTCGATTCTGGTCACTCGCTCCATACCTCTGTAGTTCAGTGGACAGAACGATGGACTTCTAAGCCATGCGTCGCAAGTTCGATTCTTGCCAGGGGTACACAACAAGATGATATAATTATAAAATGGATTTATCGAATAAAAATATTTTAAATGTTTATGAAAATTATCAAAAAAGTAATTACATACTTAATAATTTTACAGACACACAACAACTCTCTTGTTTTTTACCAAACCAGGACAACCCATTTGATCTTAAAGGATTTTATAGTCCTGTAAATCAAGTCGACGAAGTCAATGATTATACAATTAATGAGTTGGGATTTCGTGGTAACTTAAAAAAAGATGCTAAAATTATTGCTGTAGGATGTTCTTACACCTTTGGTGTTGGGGTGCCAGAAAGCGGAACTTGGCCAAGTATTTTAAGTTCAGAAATAAACCAAGATGTTTTGAATTTAGGGGTTCCTGGTATTACAATAAGACAAGCATCTGAATTAATAGTTAAATATGTTTCAAAATATAATAAACCAAAAACTATTTTTGCGCTATTTCCTCCATTTTTTAGAACTAGTTTAATATCAGATGCAGATTTTTATTATAACACCAAAAGTATAGATCCAAGGAAACAAGAAGAAAGGGATCGGCAGATTTCTTTTAAACCTTTGATCGTTTATAATCGTACTAGAAAAGAAATGTTTTTTAAAAAACAAAATTATTCTCTTTTTTTTAATTCAAAAGAAAAAAGTTTACCTTACATGGAAAATGTTTTTTCACCACATCAGTTGATATCTGACTCTATTGAATCAATATCACTAATACAAAATTTTTGTTATTCACATGGAATAGACTTTTATTGGTCAACATGGGACAATGCAAGTTCTGCGTTAATGGATGTTTTAGTTAAAATTCCTAATTTTAAACTAAAAAATTATATAAAGTTTGCTGATGATGAGTTTGATAACTATCACACAGACGATGGCAAATTTCCAACTAGTTTTTGTAATTTATCACATAATTCTAAACTTGTTGATCATCCTTCTTGGGAACAAGGTTCTGATGTTGTTTATAGTTATGATAAAATACTTAATTTCTCACCACATCCTGGAATTCATTTTCAACACCACGTAGCAGAATTATTTAAGGGGTACTCTACTTTTTAGGATTCTTTGGTTCGTATGGTGCTATCTTAGACTTAACTCTACCATCTTTATACAGTCTAACAATCCATCCATCTTTAATCTGAATAGGATTAAACGCTGTTGCTTTTTTCTTTGGCATTATAGTGAGTGTCTTTCTGTTTGTACCTTTGTGTAGTCCTTGCCAAAATCAGCAAACAAAGCCTTATCTTTTTCACGATTAACGATTCCTCTCGACCACGAGAAACCTGCGTCTCCACCCCATGCTAACCACATGATGTAACCGTTAGAAGGATTTGCTGAGTTACCCCAGTCCTTGCCCTTCTTATCTACCTCATGGCGTGAGAAGTATGAATACATTCTCTTGACAGTACTAAGAGAAATAGTTTCTCCTCTTGCTAACTGCCCTGCACGAGTCCAACCAACTGCAGTTCCTGCACCAGTTGCTTTACCATCTTCTTTAAACTTAATTGCTCTACGAGCAGCAGATCTTGCTCCTGCTGGTGGTGAGTAGCCTTCAGCCTTTGATACTGAATCTGTTTCATATTCAACTGTGTCATCATCTTCAAATAGATCATCTGCTTTTGCATCAGGCACACAATTAGGAACTGGTCTACCATTTGCACCTGGCTTCATACCACGCTGTACATAACCATCCCAGCAAGGTGCTTGCTTGTTTACATTAGCACAACAATCTGATTTCATTTCTCCAGCCTGACACTGTGGGCATTCTTCGCATGCAACATTTAGTTCTTTACACATTGGACAGCCACAACCCTCATATTCTTTTTTAATCTTTTCTTCTTCTTCCTTGTACGACTTGCCCATCTGTGAATCGTACATTGCCATTGCTGTTTCTGAATCCATTGTGTGATTATCCATATCTGCTTTTTCAGCATCCTTGTACATCATGCCAATACTGTATGCTGTTGGCTTCCATGTACCGTTTTCTTCTTTATGTATTCTGACTGACATTGCTGGATTTTCTGGTGGCATTGAGACTAAGGAATATTCTGATCCAGGGGTACCAAGTATCCCACCTTCGTTCATGATGTGCTCTATAACACCATGTACAACCCCCTCAGAGGTTGATCCCATGACAAAGTCGCCTTCTTTTAGCATATAACTATTATAGCATGCCTTAAAACTAAGCCTGGGCAATCTCTGGGTCGTCAGAAAAGGCTATGCTTACAGAATGTCTTGGGCACATGGACTCAACACTATGGACAACCCCTTTTGGTATATAGGCTGCATCTCCTTCACTTAATAATACTTCATAGTTTAAATCTTTATTTTCATGAAAAATTTTCCACAGACTTTGTCCGCTACCCTGAATAAAAAATCTGTCTTGCTGGTCTGAGTGAACTTCAGGATCCCAAGACTCAGTTGGCCATCCGTCCACCCCATAATCATGAACTGTAAGTTCTTTTGGAATCTTTTTAGAATTATCTTTAACAAATTTTGAAAAAAGGTTGGCTAGATTCTTATCTGCCATCGTATTCCTGTTTCTATTTATGAAATGAATGATCATCATTGAAAAAATTACATGTCCATTATGATACAAAGAAATATCTGCTACTGCTTTTTTGTAATATTCTAAAACTCTTGTATCCTTTTCAATAACCATAGTGCCAAAAGAGTTATAGTCTATAGTTCCAGTTTCTTTTGCACTATCATAAAAACCATCTATATCTTTCCAGGAAGGAAAATCTTTATAAAAATTTTCTACAACATGCAGTCTTCTTTGTTTCGTAGCAGAGATCAGGTCTTCTTTTGTAATTAGTGTCATGTAAAAATTATAGCATACTCTTAGCCATTTAAACGATAATGTGTCCTTATCCTGTGGCAGTTAGCACAAACCACCTCACACTTTTCAATCTCTTTTTTAATAGCCTTCCATGAAAAACCATCGTGTATCATTCTGGATATATTGTACTTCTTATCTCTTATGTGATCAAAGTCTAGGATTATGTGGTTACCAACACCACAGTCCACACAGCCAGAATCCTCTTTTATCTTAGCAAGCATCTTCTTATACTGCTGCTTATTATAATGGTCTAACTCTTTGTCAGTCATTGTTATTATTATACCGCAAAATATTAGGTCCCACACAGGCAATTCACCTGACTTGCGCCACGGTCTCTATCCAATGGGTAACTAATCCATCACTAAGGTCCTGTGTGGGACAATTATATTGTAGCATGTCAATGGAGCAGTTTATAGACTTGCTCAGGTCTCCCAGGGTGCGACCCTGGCTTATCCGTACTCAGCAATAAGGTTGCTAAAAGCAACTGCATGTATCATGACGGAATGTTATCCATTATACTACTGAATTTCAATAGTCTTTGGAAGTTTGTCTTCTGGGATCTGCTTTTCAAGTTTGACATCTAAGATACCATCTTTAAATTCAGCCCCAATAACTTCAACGAACTCAGGAAGGGTAAAGATATCTGTAAACTTGCGAGCAGCAATTCCCTTGTGTAGATACTCTGCACCCTCTGGTAACTCAGCATCCTGCTTTTCGCCCTTGATTGTAAGTTTGCGATTGTCTAGCGATACTGAGACATCATCCTTAGAGAATCCAGCCAAAGCAAATGAAAGAATATATTCTTTATCATTTAGTTTAATCTGGTTATAAGGTGGATAGTTTGTTGTTGTTGTTACCTTCTGAAAATTTGAGAAGGTGTTGAAAAAAGGATCATTAAAAAGATCCAGTGCTGTTTTTACCATGTTATTCCCCTTTCAAGCGAATAAGTTAATTTACCCCCCATTTGGGCAGGTATTAATATTATAGCACAGGTTCATCAGAAAAGGCTATACTTATTGAGTGTCTTGGACCTACAGACTCAACACTGTGCCTTACACCTTTTGGAATATATGCTAGGTCACCTGGGTTTAAGATAATTGCATCAATCAAATTTTCTGAATCATCAAAAAGTCTCCATAGGCTTTGTCCACCACCTTGTACAAAGAACCTGTTTTCTCTATCAAAGTGTACTTTAGGATTCCAAAAATCTCCATCTATCCCATGATCTTTAATAGTAATATTATCTGGAATTTTTTTAGGGTTGTTTTCACGAAACCTGTTAAACAAACTTAAACAATCGGGATCACCAATAATATTATTATTTCTATTTATAAAATGCACTATTACCATACCAAAAAGAAAGTACCCTTTATAAACTTCATTGATTCTATGGAGTATATCTTTGTAATAATAGAATATAATTTCTTTTTCTTGTGCCTGAAATGATCCAAAAGACATATGCACTACCTTTTTATCTAAATCATATATATCTGATATGTCTGACCAAGAAGGAGTCTTTGTAAGAAAATTTCTTGATACATGAATTCTTTTTTGTTCTGTTGCCAATATTAGGTCATTCTTTGTTATTTTGGTCATACTTAAATTATAGCATATCCCCATATGGTATAATTAAAATATGAATAGTCACAAAGTTATAAAGGGTCCATTAGAGTATCATGAAGAAAAAGAATATGGGTATAATGAAATAGAAATAGCAAGACCTATATCTCAAAATCAACTAAATAATGCGAGAATCTTTACTTCAAAATATGAATACGCAAAAACTTTAAATAAAAATATAGTATATTTAGAAGTTGGTGTTGGATGGGGTAACTCTGCTGATATTTTTATAGGCCAGACAAATGCTACAAGTGCAGATCTTTTAGATTGGTACAATAACGCTCCTGGAGTTTTACACCCAGGTGGCAACGCTCCAGAAGATAAGTCAATAACTCACGAAGAACATATAAAAAATAAATTTTCTCACTACCCCAATGTAAATACTATAAAGGGAGATGCGATAGATGTGCTTCCTATTTTAAATAAAAGGTATGACCTTATACTTTTAGACATCGGAAGAGAAAGACTTATGACAAGAAAACTAATATCAGATTCAGCAAAATTAGTTAATGTTGGTGGGGTTATAGGATTAACCTCTTATATAAATTATGATAGTCTAATGTATGAAGGCCATGTCGGTATATACCAAAGCGTAAATGAATTTTTACACTTTAATACAAACTGGTCTGTTGATGCATTAGTTTTGCATAATCTTGGGTTTCATGATATATATATTAAAAGAAACTCGTAATGAAATAGAAAAGCAGGCCTGCTAAATAACAAGCCTGCTAGTCTATAGCAAAATTACTTTACTTGGCTATTTGTTCTTCCGCCACCTGATGACTTCTTTACAGGAGCCTTCTTTGCGGTCTTCTTAACAACCTTTGCAGACTTAACTGCCTTATCAACCTCTTCAACTGAAGGCATTCTTCCGAATGCTGTGTCTGAAGGGTTGGCTGCTCTCAATACAACTGGTACAAGCGCACCAAGTAATGAGTATGCAAGTGTCTGTGGATCTGTTACTCCAGATGCATACAACGCTGTTGCTGCACCAAGAACTGATCTTCCATATGACGCTAGTACTGCTTTGATTTGTTCGTTCATTTTTTCCTCCTAGGATATTACTTTGTTAGTTCTGTATAATGATTTATACAGACATCTCTAATCTGTGTTTCGGTTGCATATAATTTTTCTGCTTCAAGTTTACAATCTAGCACATGACAATAATAAAAAGCAATGTGCTCTAGATCTTCGTATGACTTAAAAGTTATCATCTGACTAAACCTAGTGCTGGTCTTTGCACACTGGATCCAGCATACTTAAACCATTGAGTAGCAGAATACCTTTCTTTTAAAGTATTTTCAAGCACCTCATGCCAGTAGTCTGAATTGCTAGGGAAGGTAATAAAACTGTTAGACTTTGGCTTAATCTTTAGGTTATGATCCATAAAGTTTATTTCTCCTCCATCATAATCATCGTTAAGATAGTATATAACTGCAAAATCTCCTGCGGTATCTGCATGCTCGTTCATTTTATAATTTTTTTCAAATTTAACTAAAGGCGTTCTTTCATTTTCAAAAGAATAAAGTTCTACATTGTAGGAGTCTATACATTTTTGATAAGCAAGCATAAAAACCTTATCCAGAATTTTAGAAATTTCTTTTGGCATTTTTTCTGGTGAAAATGTTTGAACTCCCCAAGGCTGAACATTCCAAGAATCTATATTAATAGCATAGTCAAGTAGTTGCTTATGCTCTTCTTTAGATAAAACATTTTCTGTGATTTTTATATTGTCTACAGAGTTTCCTAAGTTTTTATTTGTCATATATTAATTATACCATTCTGCTTTTTTGTTAAAACTGGAGCCAGTAAATTGAAACCACATGGCTGAACTATATCTGTCATTGTCTACAATTTCAAGCACTTCGTGCAAATAATTTTCATTTCCAGGGAAAATTATTAAACTATTAGGTTTTGGTTTAATTTGTAACTTATGGTCTGGGAAGTTGATTTCTCCACCAGTATAGTCGTCGTTAATATAATATACTGAAGCAATATGATTACCCTCAGACGAAAGGGTGTCCACATGAGGATCTAAAGAAAAACCCTTTACAAACTTAACCAGATGTATTGCAGACTTATGAAAAGGATTAATATCCACATTATAAAGTTCTACAGACTTTTTATAAACAAGTTGAAATACTTTATTTAGTGTTGTGAGAATTTCTTCAGGCAAACTTTCTGATTCAATAGTTATGGCTTCCCATGGTTGCTTTTCCCAAGATCTGGCATTTTTTACGTAATTAAGAAGATTTGTGTGCTCTTCTTCGGACAAAACTTTTTCTATATACTGTATATTGTCTGTAGAGTTTCCTATTTTTGCAACATTTGCTAAATATATCTCATCTTTTTCTGAAGGACTTTTAATCATGTATCTATTCTACCATAATCTTCTGGCAGTAGTTTCTTTAATTCTTTATATGCTCCTGAAATTTTCTTCATTGAGTGGTAGTGTGGGTAGGCTGATCCGACCACCCCATATTCATCAAAGTAGGATATCTCAGGCTCAATATCAGTAATAAAATTATCTAATCCTTTTTGAACCTCTTCTATATATTGGTATGCCCAATCACGAGAATCTGAAACAAATTTCAAAAAATCCTCATTAGACTGATCTTTGTCTGTTTTGTTTATATTACTGGTTAATTGCTGCATCAACAAAGCCTCTAAAGTTTTAGCGATAAGAGCCTTGTTAGCCCTTTTTTGTAGAACATATAGGGATAAGAAAAGCAAGGTTAAAGAAGACAAGATACATATAAAAATTAACTCAATCATAGTTCTTTTCCACCCTCTCTTACTAATAGAACAATCGCTCCATTATCTTCTAGTGCTTTTTTAACACGGATCATATACTCTACAGCCTGCTTTTTAAGTTCAACTGTTTCTAAAGACATAAAGTCTTTTTCTTTTGCTTTTACAGTAATGAAACTATCATTGTCAATGATCTGTAAAGAAAACCCCTTGGGGCAGTGCAATGATCTGAACGCTCTTCTCATTTGGTCTGTATACATATTACTCCATTGTTAACGACTGCCAAGTTTTTCCCCAGTCAGTCTTACTCTTGTGGCTAGAAAACTCTTTAGAGACTTCTCCATTTTCCAAGTATACACCACCCCAAACTCCCCATTCTTTCCCAGATATTCCTACAGAAAAGCACTCTTTTCTTACAGAACAATTAGAACACATTAGGTCTACTGCAGGTCTTAGAAGTTCATCTTCTTCGTACTTGTCAAAGAATACATTTGTGTCATAGTCCAAGCATGCAGCATCATCTTTCCACTCATACCTATTCATGCTACCTTACATACTTGTCAGGTATTTCCCATCCAGTTCTAGAAACGACAAAAATCTTTTTTAAGTGCCAAGCATTATTTTTTAATGCTCCTTGCTTTGATGTAAAGGCCTTATCTGACCTTGTCATCTCTACAACATCCCATCCATCCCAGGAAAGGTTGCTGCTCTTGGAAACAATTGCTTCCATTTGTTCAAGAGAACTGATTGATACCATTGTGTGTACTCCTTAGAAGTTATATACGTTTGTGTTGATGTTTTTTGATCTTGATAAATTTACTATTCGAGAAGCCTGCTCTTTTGGATTAGAAACAAAAGCAAAATGATTAAAACTGTCTATGTTTTCTTCAATCCATTCAGGTGTAACTCTGAATAACTTGATAGTCTTTCCTCTAGACTTCATTCCTCTTTCAGAAAGATTAACAAACTCAGATGCCATTGCGCTAATGTTTCCTGGACCAGCCGTATACAAGTAAAAATCTTTTTCACTTTCTTCTAGTTCAGATAAGGCAACTGCCATTGCTCTAAGAAAAATGTTATAGTTATTGAAACTAGGCGTTCCCTGCACCCCTACTATCATTGCTTATCCCTTCTCTTAGTTTGTCTAATATGAACAACATCTTGTCTAATTGTACCCTATCCATGTTGCTTGTGTCAACTTGTACAGCAGAATCTTTGCTAATCAGGTCATCTACCATTGGTGCTGTATAAAAAGCATTGTCCTTTATCCAATAAGCAGTATCTTCAACAATAATTACTTTAACATTTTCTTTTTCTTGACGAATTTTTGATTGACTTTTTTTGTTTATTTTTTCAATATATTTTTTTTGCTTAGAGTATTGATTATGAATCATAGCCTGAGTCATCATAGGCTCATAAACTGTTTTATTTTTAAAGAATACTACATATCCTATTATTAATAATAAAGGAACAGTTAAAGCCAATGCTCCGTACAAGTTGTTCATAAATACCCCCAAGTAACCATTGTATCACTTTTCTCGCAGAATGTAAAACAAATTGATAAACGCTATTTGTTTAAACTCTTAGTCTCCAGTTCATGGCTTTAGGACCTTGTTTTATCATTTGAAACATGTGGTGCTTATATTGTTCGGTTAGTTCTGAATATAGTTCTGGACTAACTACTTCAAGTTTATCGGTAATAGAATAAAGCATCTCTCCCTTGTCATCAATACCAGCCATCTCAATAGCCCCTTGCATAATTAAATGCTCTACCAATGCCTCGCTTTTTGCGCTCATTATTTAATCAACCTCTCTTTGACATTCTTTGAACTTAATAGGATATTTCTTTTTCTTTTATGTTCGTTGCCCAAATAGGCATTGACATTCTTACACCAGATAAAACCTCAGTGATCTTGTGTACCTCTGTAGACTCAAAAATAACAAGACTTAACCTTTTTGGCTTAATTGTAAGATTTCTATGTGGAAAATTTAAATATCCTCCATCAAAATCTTCATTTAAATAAATAATCCCGCTTCTAAATAAATGCTCTGCCCCCTTATGGTTGTCTGCATGCTCCGTAAGAATGCTTTCTGGTCCCAACATTAGCATAAAAAGTGATGCTAGGTATATCTCTTCACTATCTTTAAAAAAAAGATTACACTCTAGTAAAAATTTATCAGAGTATTTTTTTAATAAATGTAGTACTTCTGAGTGATCTGAGAATGTGTTTCGTTCTGGTATGTGTGACTCATACCTTACCTTATTCTCAATTCTATGTCTTAGGGGTACATAAAATTTGTTTTTATCTAAACAGTTATTTTTTATATAACTTACAAGTGTGTCGGCATCTTCTAAAGTTATAAAATTTTCTACTACATTTATTTTAAAATCTGTCATCACTTTCCAGACTTTGCTCTGGCCTTCTTCAAAGCGTCAAAATCTTTGACCTTTGTTTCTCCCATGTATCCCCAAGCATGTCCATCATTGATCATCTTATCATTAATAGAAACGGTGTCTCCATCAAGATAAACCCAACCAAGAATACGACCAAACTTTTCAGACGAGTTCATCTTCTCTGTCTTAATAACTACAGACTTAGCACTCTCAATGGCAGCCTTCAAATAAGCCTTTGCTTCCAGCCCTAAAGCCTTTTCAGCCTTGTCTGCTGTACGAGACTCAGGTGTATCAATTCCAGCCAGTCTGACTCTTGAACTAAAAGAAATGTCAAACCCTAAATCAATATCGACATCAATGGTATCTCCATCAACGACCTTTGTTACTTTCTTTACATAATATTCAAACATTATTTTCTCCCCCATTTAACTTTATTCCAACCACGCTCATGGAAGTAATAAAGGATTGTTTTTGTAACTACCTCGAAACTTGCGATTGCGCCTGCTGTAACTGGCTCTTTGGTTATAAGCCAAGCAATAGCAAATGTATCTGCTGTTCCAATTATACGCCAGGTAATAGCCTTTAGTGCTGATCTTTGTTTAGATACATTCATGCTGGCCACTCCATATTTTTAGGACCTTTACTGATTATGTTCCAAACCTTAGATACCCATCTCTTTACGTTTTTGCGTAGCCGATATAGCATGAATGTCTGCCCCCAAATCTACTTGTTCAATCTTATATCCGACATCTCTGCCATATACAATGTTAGTAATGTTAGGTAGTCTTAATACTAATGCACCATCCATAAATTCATCTTTGGCAATATACTCTTTTACCTGATCAAACTTAAGTGGATCTTTCTCACTTGTGTTGTAGGTATTACGGACTCCAAGAAGCACTTGCTCAGTTCTCCTACCAGCCTCTTTGTAAAGGGCGTGGTGACCTTCGTGCCAAGGCTGATACCTACCCAGCATGAGAGTTGTAGGTGCAGACCAATCATGAAGACTAAACTTATCAATGATGTGAGATGCCTTTGCTTCTGCATCTAAGTTGTGACTAATGAAAGAAACATCTGCATTGGTTGGTCGTTCAAACATTTTATTCGTATCTTCAAATCTACCCTCAGCAATTGTATCCATGAATACCAAGATGTCTGGCTTCCCAAATGCTGCACGAGTTAAATCTGTAGGACATACAAAGTCAACGATTACTGGAGCAACGCCTTGCTTGGATATGAGTCTTGCCATTTCTCCCATGCGTCGTGCTTGCTCAATTCGATCCTCTGGTGTAAACCCAAGGTCTGAATTAACTGTTGCACGAACCTCATCTGCATTAAGATGAATAGCGTTAATGCGTTCTTTTAGTGACTTTGCTAGTTCTGTTTTGCCAGAACCAGGTAGTCCAATAATTTGAATAATCATTTTAGTCTTTTAGCCTGTCCTTGTCTAACTTTTCCCGTTCATCAACAATACTAATCATAAAAGCCATCATGCTGTTGTATCCATCTGGGATAGCCATGATCTTGTTGTAGTGGTGTCCACAGAATAACAGATCTCCACTTATTCCAGTAACCTGGACCAGGGCTTCTGCGTTGCATCTGTCGCAGCGATCTTTTGGGGATAGTTGCCACTCTTGCTTTACTTCATCCTTAATCATTGTAAACATATTGTACTCCTATTTTGATTGATAGTTGAATAAAATTTTACTACATCTTTAATTATACACCAGATTAGGCAATTTGTCAAAGGCTATATGCACTTTAGGTTTAGGGATTCTTCAATAATTGTGCTGGTCATTCTGTATCTTTCATCTAGAATCTCATAAAAATCTTCATAGTTTTCGCCATTGCTGGCATACCTGTAATAAATTTTTCTAAAATGAAAATTACAAAAAAACACAGGATTGCCATTCTTGTCTGTTGCTTTAACAAGTGCTTCTGCAATACAGTTATTTGATGTATTAGTTGTTCTTCCGCTATCGCTTCCTAGGAAACAGGTTTTCCCTGTGGTTTCTGTACTTGTTACATTTTTTGCAAAAGTTTCTTTAACTCTTTCTCTTTCATCAATAAGGACTATCTCTCTTTTATCAATTAATCCATTCTCACTATAGTCAATATAGTTTCCATTAAATTTTTCATAATGATAATGATAATCACATAGAAACTTATTTCCGTGTGTTCCTTCAATGTATACATATGCTGGAGCGACACAAGATGTGCTAGGCTTTTTTAAAAATTTTGTAATGTGTGATGTTTTTTCTGGCATTATCATCATTGGATCAAATGCTTGACAGATCTGCCCTTCTGGAATACTTGTTATCATTTTATTTTCTTTATACGTATTTAAGTCTTGCTGCCTCTTCAGCAAGTGTCATGGTCATTCTATATCTTTCGTCTAACACTTTATGATAATCTTCAAACACAAGACCATTACTTACGTATCTATAATAAGTTCTTCTATAATGAAAGTTACAATAAAAAATATCTGCTGAAAGATTTTCTCTGTCTACTGTTGAGGTAAAGTTTATTTTCCCAACAGGAACCCTGATAGGGTTTACTTTTACCAAAGCATCAGCAGTGCAACCGCTACCACCTAAGTTAAAATAATTAGTGAGAGAGCATTCGTGACCAAATGTTTCTGTACTTGTTACATTTTTTGCAAAAGTTTCTTTAACTCTTTCTGTTTCATCTATTATAAATTGTGAAATTTCTCTCACAGAATGATTTGGGGCTGAATAACAAATTCTATTCATGTATAACTCATAATAGTAGTGACCGTCACACAAGAATTTTTTCCCATGTTTTCCTTCTACATAAACGTATGCTGGTGCTAAACAGGAGGTGTTTGGCTGCTCATTTGTATTGTGCATTTTGAGTGCTTTTTCATCTTTAATCATTCTTGGATCAAACGCTTGACATATTTGTCCTTCTGGAATACTTGTTATCATTTTTTCCTATTTTCTGTGGAATAAAATCCACTTCCATTAAATACTGCTCCAACACTAGAGTATACACGAACTAACGAAGAATTACAGACTAAACAACTATATCCTGGGTCAGAGTCCTTTATTGATCTTTCTTTTGTATATCTTTTTGCACAAGACATACAGTCATATTCATATATTGCCATTTATTTACCTATCGTGTAGCCATGTCACTACAACATACTTTGTTCCAGAAGTTACTGGATGAGCAATGTGGCCATATGCATAGTTTGATGGGAATAACATTAGCGTTCCTGCCTTTGGTTTAATTTTTAAATTAAAGTTTGGAAACTCAATTTCTCCGCCTTCGTAATCATCATTTAAGTATATTAAAACAGAGATACTTCTTTTGCTGCCCGTTCCACCATCATAGTGAAAGCCGTACTGTTCTCCACCAGAATATCTTAAAAGGGTGTATGGCTCTGTATTCTTTATTTCTTGCTCTATTTTAAAAATTTCTTTGTAGTTCTCAACTGCTGAAGAAATTAAACTATAGCATTTATCATTAATAGATTGCATTTTTTTGTTAAAAATTGCATATCGACTTATTGATAGACTATGGCTAGTTCGTATTGATTGTTCACGAGTGTTCAGAGGATCAGCGTTTGTCTGTGAAGGAAAAAATTTTACATTTAATGAAATATCTTTTGTCATTTTAATGATGTCATTAATTGTTGTATATCCATCTTCCCAAGCATTTTCATATACTGCAACTGATCCACCCGCCAAATATGTTGGCTTTGTTAGAGACACCTGTGTTGTCATAACTACTTCTTGTTTTTCTTTTCTTTTACAGTCCAGATAGGAGCATTGAGTTTATCTCCACCCCACTCATAACCAAGTAGTTTAACCACTGCTCTAATTATTTTAATACGCATTATTTTACACTCTTTCCAAACTTAACCCATACTCTTTCATGCAAGAAATAGCCAAGTGCTTCCCATCCAATATAAATGAGAGCACCAAGACTTGCATACTCCCACTCACCAGTAAACAGATATATTACTCCAGCGACACCAACAAGATGAAATGTTTCCCAACTTGCTGTCTTAAGTAGTGTTCTTTTGGTTGATTCCATTATAGGGCCACACTACCCTTTCCTCCGCCACCAGAAGACTTCTTTGTAGTAGGCTTTGCAGACTTCTTCGCAGCATCTGCTGATGTGGCCTTTGCTGGTGTTGTTGCGGTTGCTGCCACCTTGTTTAGTAATGGAGCATTTTCTTCGCCAGTGTATACTGGACGACCCCAACCAACTACAGCATTCACTAACTTCTTCTTGTTATTCTTTACATATGCACGAGTCTTCTCTACGCACATTCCGCCGTTGCGCTGGTCTCCCTTTGCAGTTCCTGAAGTGTTTCCTTCAATAACCTGAATAGTTCCATCGCCATTGTTCTTAATGCAAAGACCAACATGCGAAATACGATTTACACCGTCATCTGGGAAATCAAAATAAATCCAGTCTCCTGGAGTTGGATCATCATTACGAGCATCTGACCAACGTTCATTCTTCTTAAACCAATCTGCTGCTTGGACTGTTGATGCAGACTTAGGGAATGATTTTACTCCCGAAGTAAATGCACACCAAGAAACAAATGACTGGCACCATGGTTGAAAGTTTACCTTGATCCATGCACCGTACTTTGTTTCATTATCCTTTGGGCCTTCGATTGTGCCCACTTCTTTCTTTGCAATCTCTATGATTGCTTCTAGACTACCTTTTGCTGCCATGTGTGGCCTCCTTTTTCTCTTATACTATTATAGCACCTACCTACAGATCTTGAAATTGTATTCCTTTTCCCACTTAATAATATCAATTTCATCATTAAGAAGTGGTTGACCTTTTATATTAAGACTAGTGTTTAGTAAGACTGGCACACCAGTTTCAAGATAAAATTTATTGATTGCTCTCCAGAGCCCACGGTGCTGATTTTTATTTACAGTCTGAACTCTTGATGTTCCATCTGCATGGACAACAGAAGGTATCTTCTCAGGCTGAAGGCACTTGACCGTATACTGCATATATGGGCTTGTAAAGTCCATATCAAACCATTTAGAGGCACACTCTTCCATAACTACTGGAGCAAATGGTCTAAAGAGTTCTCTCTGTTTAATTAAATTAACTTTGTCTTTAATTAGTGGATCTCTTGGGTCTGCAAGGATACTTCTATTTCCTAGTGCTCTTGGTCCGTACTCTGCTCTTCCTGTTGCTACTGCTACGATTCCATCTTTTAGTATACCGTCCACAATTTGCTGAACAGGATACTCTCCTCCAAGATCATAGCCAAGATATGGAGTCTTCCAGTCAAGGTGCTTTCCGTACAAGGCTGCTGCTGCACCCAAAGAACTACCAGCGTCTCCTGGGTTAGGCATAATCCAAATCATATCAAAAATATTCCATAGAGATGTGTTTGCTGAAGAGTTAAGGGCACAACCACCCATAAATACTAAGTTGTTCTTACCAGTAATTGACTTAGCATACGACATAAACTCTAACAGTCTTCTTTCATAAACATATTGAACTGCTGCTGCAATGTCAAACCTGTCCTGATCATTTTCTATAACTCCCCAATCATGAATACCCTTGTGAAAGTTATATTTTTGGTGTGATGTTGACTCAAAATATTTATTAACTTTTAGATAATGTTTCTTCCAGTCACCATAGGCTGCCATACCCATCATAATATATTCTTCTTGATTTGGCATAAGACCAATTAATTGAGTGAAGGCTGAATAGAATAATCCAAAACTAACTGGATAGTTTTGCTTATATTTAAGTTTAACCTTGTCACCTTCACCAACCCATATTGTTGAGGTATTGAATTCACCAATTGCATCAAGTACCACAATACAGGCATCATTAAATGAACTTGTATAGTACCCTGCTGCTGCATGAGAATAGTGATGTCCAAAGTTCTTTCTTGGCAGATTCCCTAATTCTGTAGACTCAAACCAAGGACTGTCGCCACCGAATCCACCCTTAGTCTTTACTCTAAGTTTCTTAAGTAAAGGCTTTTCATAGTATGCAATTTTATCTGGATACCCGTATTGCAGAGCATCTTTAATTAGTTCCTTGTTAGTAAACCAATCATTTTTTTTCTTACTGTATCTTTCTGCATGCCCTGCAAAAAGTATCTCGCCGTCTTTAATTAAAGAGACTGATGCGTCATGAGTGGTTTCATTAATACCTAATATTAGCATTGATCTCCAAACTAATAAATATAGTCATTATCTGTAGAACTTTTTTTAATTCTTCTTTTAATAATGTAGTACCTTATAACTTTAATTATTTTTTTCATTTTAAAGCAATGGTATCCAATGCTGTTCTATCGTATGCTTACCAGCATTCAGCAAAGACCTTAGAGGCTGAATATCATAAGCAACTGTAATTCTTGATCCAGGCCAGTCCCAATCACCCTGGGCGTGTGGATGACCCATTTCTGAAACAATCATCCTATTGTCAATATTATGGTTTGCAACTTCTTTGTTTGGATCACCAAAAAGTCTGTAATAGGTGGTTGATGGTTCAGCCTTTACACAATAGTATCCATGAAAATTAGGAGCCCCTGGAGCACCATGATCATGCCAGTTCAGTTTTCCATTTCCTGCTTCATTAATATTAAACCAACCTTGAACATAATATTGTTGTTTTTCAAAATCTACTCCGTAATAAAGACATGCCTCTTTAACTGTATTTGATAATTCTGAGTATAACTTATGCAGAGAAGGATGATAAAGTTGAAACACATTGTACTCTCTCCATTTTACAGTTGACAAACTTCCAGACTCTAACCAGAATCCTTCGTCATTTTCCATTGTGCTTACACCACGAAGTTGTGCGTCCTTAATTAGTTGGTACTTTACTTCTAAAAACTTAGCAAGTTCATCTAAATCATTATCTAGATATCTTTCAAAAAACTTATGTGGTCTGTTACTTTGTGTGTCAGGACCATTGGTGTTTAACATTGTTTATCTCCCTTATTCTGTATTGCTGGATATTGCTATAACAATTATACACTATCCTTGCTGCCCCACCTGGCCTCGATCCAGGGACATCCGAATTAACAGTTCGGCACTCTACCAACTGAGTTATAGGGCAATGGGGCAGTTTAAAGTCATACCTAGGACTATTATTTAGTTACGAATGTATGATGCTGTACCAATTAAAATCTTTGGAAGAGATGATAGATACTCTCCAAAAGTTTTAAAGGTGTTGCGATTTACATAGGATGCTGCAGAAACTACAGTTGCTACAGAACTTCCAGCAGTATCTGTTGGAGACCCATTATACTTTGTGATGCTTACCTTACCAGGTGAAACCATCGCAAGGCCAGGTCCTGTATTGGTTGCTCTTTCAAGTTGAGTTGCATTTGCAAGTGCTCCAACAGGAATTACACCATTAACGCATGATGGAAATCCGATAACATCTGTTCGACGGTCATTGCCAGTTGCAACAAAAACTGGAATGTTGTTAGCACTCAATGATGCTACTGCATTAATGGTAACTGTATCTCTTGTACACAGTGCAAGATTTCCTGCACTTACTGAGGACTGACTTACTGAAAGAGCATCGATGCTGTACTTAGATGCATTCTTTGATACCCAATCAAATGCCAAGGCCAGGGCTTTTGCATCTCCTCGTGAGTTTCCAAGAGTTGTGACATCGTTAAATCGAATAAATACAATCTTTAAGTTTGGATTTACTGTCAAGGCGGACTTAACCATAGCATCACCATGGAATGTCGCATTGTTTAGGTCAAAAGTTGTCTTATTCTTATGCATTGGCCATGGCGCTGATGCTGCCGTTGGTCCTTCCATAAACAACTGACCATTAGGGCATGACATGCTCTTTACTGTTGTAAAACAAACTTCATGAATTATTGATGGAAAGTTATTTGAGTTAATGGCAGAGTCAATGATTGCTAAGACTCTCTCATCCTGTGCTTGTGCTGGGGCAACTGCTGTAAATGCAATTGCAATTGATAGTATTGCTAGTAGTGCTTTCTTCATTTTATTCTCCTTGTTTGTTGTTATTGTTTGATTTTTAAAACCACTTGGCATGGGTCTCCGCCTTCTTCCCATTCTGCTGCTTCTTCATCTGTCATGTAGGGATCTCCTTCATGAGTATTACAGAACGGTTCAGTTATCCATCCCCGCTCAATTCCATTTTCAAGCCAGATCTCAAACTCGTCAAAGTCTGACTCAATGTTCTTAATATCTTTTAGTATCTCTTCAAATTCTTCGCTCATATAATAAGTATACTACTAAAGGCTTACTACGTCAACTGGGCCCATACAAGATGGGTTAAATTTAATTGCAGCATTAACTGCTTGGACTACTCTATTTCTTGCATTTTTCTGCTTATCTGTTGCATATAAAACCCCATAGGCATACTCTGCTCCAGATCCCATAGCAAGATAAGGCAGCATATACTTAGATAAAGACATGTCTCCAGAACTATGTTCGTAAATCTCTCCACGAACTGCAATAATCAAACCAAGATCTCCGTCTTTGGATGTGTCAACCCAGAATTCATTATAAAATTCTTTGAGTTCTTTAATAAACCTTGTCTGCATAAACTTATCTGTATCTTTAATGTTAGGGGCACTTGGCTTAAAGTTAAAACGGATTCTTTCTCCGTCCATTGATCCAGCATAGCCAATAAGATAAGGACCTATCTTCCAAACCTTTGGTGCATCAAGTGCTAGAATAGTACCATCGTCTGATGCTCCACGATCTCCAGCCATGTAGATTTTATCTTCATGTTTTACTACAGCAATACAGGTCATGACAAAGCCCTCTCCAGATAGGTGATACTCAAGTATACCATTGCCCAGAGAGGGCTGTCAACTACCGTCAATAATGACTAATTAGCCTTTTTATCTACCGTTTTAAACGCATCATTGATCTCTGCCAATGTGAGTTTTCCATCGTCCAAAAAAGCCCTTGCCAGTCTTTCAATGACTGTTGCTACGCCTAATAGTCCTGCTAAGAACACTGCCTGAACTGTGTCAATTCCAACAACTGCTCCAGCACCAAGTACTGATAGACCAGAAGCAGCAAACACTGCTACTATACGCATCAAGATATTAGTGATTGCCTTTTGTGGGTGCTCCTTCTTAGGAGGCTCTACTACCTTTTTAGTTGCCATATTTAGTCCTCCTTTCTTAGTGGGATTGTAATAAGCCAGATTACCGTAGTTGCAAGTACTGCAATACCAACAATGTCTCTTGCTGATCCCGTCAAAGTTAGCCATGCGATGAAGAAGCCAAGGAGAGTAAAGGCCTGTGCAATTACTTCCACCCCTGCATCTTTAAGCCATGTGAAGAATCCCTTCACAACCTTTTTGATTATTTTCATATTACCTCCTCATCCCAATCATTACGTTTGCAATCTGTGAAACAATGATTACTGGGATAATGACTTCTTGGGCTTTTTCTCTCTGATCGTCTGTCATGTCCATACCTAATTCAGAGAAATTAGATAGGAGTTCTGTAACATCCACTTCAAATACTGCACCAAGTGGATCTGCTAAAAATGCTTCTGTCTGTACTTCTGTTACTGCATCTGCTAATGTAAATGGCATTGGGGTTTCTCCTGCATCCCCTGCTCTATCTGAGAACTCAACAAATGCTTCTGCAAGTGCTGGGTTAGACTTCATCTGCTCAGCAATCTGTGCAACTTCTGACGGCTTAATACCAAGGTCTTCTGCAACTTCTACTTTTGCTTCTTGCGTCAATGCTTTGAGTGTTTGACTTACTGCCGTAATTTGTTCAGGGGAAAGAGTAACTAACTTATTATCCTTGCTTGTAAGGTTAGCAATAACTCCAGATAAATCTTCTGAAGTTCCAGTTCCCTTTTCAGGAATTAGGGCTGCTAATACTTCATCTTTGATTTCTACATCTGGTTCAGTCCAAGGATTATCTTCTGGCTCTGGATCTGGTCCAGGTTCTGGGGAAGGCTCTGGAGTAGGCTCTTCAGTTGGGTCTACAACTGGCTCTTCAGTTGGTTCTGGATCTGGGGTAACTTCTGGGGTAGGTTCAGGTGTAGGCTCATCCGTAGGGTCTACTGTGGGCTCTGGAGAAGGCTCTGGTGTAGGTTCTTCAGTTGGTTCATCTGTAGGGTCTGGTGAGGGCTCTGGGCTTGGTTCATCTGTTGGCTCTTCAGTTGGTTCTGGAGAAGGTTCTGGTGTAGGCTCTGGGGTAGGCTGATTGGCTGCAGCATTGGCTGCTGCTTGAGCAATGGCAGACTGAATTTCTCTTTGTAGTTGCTCATCATAGTAACGCCATGCATCATCAATAGCATTGTTTAAATCAGTTATTGATTGATTATATATTTGTATTTTGCTATTCTTTAACTCTAAAGCATCTTCTGTATCTGCAACGGCATCAAGATGTTCCTGTGTCTTAGTTTGCAAAACCTGATTCATTGATGACAGTGTTGTATTCTCAGAGTTGTATACGCTTAGTTTGTCATTGTATACTGCCAATTTATTGTTATAGTTTGTTTGTGCTATAGCCTGTGCTGCAACAGCATCATTGTAAGCATTTATTTGTGATTGAGTTGGTCCTGATCCAGAAGAAAATGTATTAAGATTACAACTAAAATTTTGTCCCCATACTCTTGGGTTTCCAGCATAATCACATCCTGCTCCAGTCCATCCACCAGGTATAGCCCAGCCAAGATGATAGGAACCTGGTCCTCCACCGTTATACCACCATATTTCTACATCTAAAGTTTTGTCTTCACTAACATCATATACGGGAGAGTAATCGCTCCAAGTTGTCCCTTGCTCTACCCAGTTATCAACAGCAAGTTGCCCGTCAACATACATTCTAAAACCATCATCCGTATATCCTGCAAAGTAGGTTTGTGTAAACCATGAAGGGACTGTTATCTGTCCAGTAAATTTAACTATAAGGTTTTCATATCTATTTCCGCAGACTGGAAGACTCATATGGCTTGAGTTCCAGGTGCCAGAACAAAGAACAGATCCTGGGGTAGCAACATTACCCTGCCTAACAAGAGTATAAACAGTGTATGCCAAACCTGTTCCTTCAGCAGCCTGCATATTAGACTGTGTGGTTTGAAGATTAAGGTTGGCTATATTAAGTGCATCCTGGGCATCATTCTTGTCTTGAAAGGCATTGTCCCTATTCTCAAGAGCAAGGGCTACTGTTACTGTCTGTCCATCCACATTTGACTGAGCAAGGTTCTTTGCTTCTAATGCTGTGGCTTCTGCCTCTACTGCATCTTCATGAGCATCATAGGCATCATCTTTAAGTTCCTTCGCATTTGTGGCTGAGGCAAACTTATTTTCTGCTATTTCTATAAGATCTATAAAGTTATCCTGATAGCCAAGGTCATCTACGCTATCGTTAAGTTCCTGTATTTCTTGGGCTGCTACTGTGAGTGGATCATCAGAGTGGGCTTCCTGGGGGGCTATAAGTAGCCAGCCAAAGGCTAGAACTGTGGCTGTTACTATTCTTAGTAGTCGTTTAATTACCTTTCCCCCTTGCAGACGACATGTCTGATAGGATGATTATACCATTTTATTGCACAAAAAAGGGGCTACCGTAATTGGTAACCCCTTTAATGTTGGACTAATTACTTAAGCAAAGTAACCTTTGCCTTTGGATTCTTCTTGTTCCATTGAAGAGCCAACTTGTTGAATGCAGCCTTTACAGACTTAAGTGCAGCAGCGTTATCTGCTGTTAACTTAGCGACAACTGCATCGTTTGCAATCTTTGCATCTGCAAGTGCCTTATCTGAAGCAACCTTTGCATCTGCTAGTGCCTTTGCTGAAGCAGCCTTCTCTGCTGCAAGTGCAGCATCTGAAGCAGCCTTAGCAGCAACTGCATCTGAAGCAGCCTTTACGACTGCTGCATCTGCGATTGCCTTAGCAGCAAGTGCTGCATCCTTAGCAGCAATCTGAGCAGCAAGTTCTCCTACAAGATCACGAACTGTGATCTCTGCAAATGGAGCAAGTGTTGGAGCAGTCAAGCCTACAACTGCTGCTGCAACTGCATCTGTTGATGTTGTTGGAGCAAACATAACTAGTGCTCGTGTTCCAACTGTTGGAAGTGTTGCCTTAAATGTTGCAACTCCAAAGTCTGAAAGTGTAGCACCTGTTGATGCTGTTGCTGAATCAAGTGTTGCTGTTGCAGCAAATACTGTTGCAGTAAGGGACTTACCAGAAACCTTGTTTCCAAATACGTCTGTTGCTGTAACTAGAATGTCTTGCTTTGTTCCTGCAGCACCTGATGCTGGTGCAGAAACTGTTAGGTTATTAATCTTACCAGCAGTTCCCTGTACATAGTATGTAAGAGTTGTTCCACCGTTGTTGATTACAACTGTGCCAATTGCTGTTGTCTTTGTATAGACATAGAATGTTGCAGTTGTTCCTGTACCAGTTGCAATGCTTAGGCTTGAAGAGCCTGATGCCGATGTTACTGGTGCAGCGGTTGTGTGTAGTGCAGACACGATTGTTGCGTTTGTTGTTACTACAGAAACGACTGTTCCTGTGTCAACTGTTGCGACGAACTTTAGTGCGTCAGCAGCGTCAACTGTGTTGTCTGCAGGTACTGGCAATGATGCAGGTGTTGAGATTGATGAAGCGGTTGTATTAGCCGTTCCAGCAAGATCTACAGCAACTGTCATTACAGCAGCACTTGCAGGTGTTGCTACGATTGTGCCCAAAGTCATGGCTGCAACCATGGCTAGTGCGATTTTCTTGAATGAATTCATTCGATATTCTCCTTGTTTATAGTGTTTTTAGTCCATCCAAATAATCTTCGATGTCTTTTATTTGGCTAGGTTTATATTGTATCACATTGCGACTTTCTAAGTCAAATTGCTCCTCTGGAGTTTTTGGTCTATCCTTAAAAGTATGAACCTCTACTTCAGTGTCTATATTTTTTGGGGTATGTGATATTGCCCCAAATATTGCTCCACACACAGCATCAGCCAAGTCCTTTGACTTTTTGCGGGGGTGGTCAACTCTATCATTTTTCATAATCTTTAACTGTGTTAGTTCATCAAATAATAAATCAATTGCAGGCATAGCAAGTCTTTCCTCATATACAAGCATGGCCATATCTTCATAGTGCTTCTTGGCAACAGAAACAGTATCAGTTTTCATTCCTACCTGCTTTAACTCATTTTGAATATCAAAAGATTGCCAACGGTCAAACGAAACCATTCCAATATCAAACCCAAGCCTTCTAAGGTTTTGAATCCACTGCTTAACCTCAGAAAGATTAACAGGACCTTCAACTTTTGGCTCCCACCATGCTACTGCATCTACTATTACGATAGGTGCTACTTGTTCATAGTTATTGATTACTTGTATATTTACCCACTTTTCTACGTGAGCAATTGCTACCGCACATTTATCGTGTTTCTGTGCAAGGTCAGCATGAACATAATATTTCTTTGTTGGGTCTGGCTTAAATGATTCATCAAACCTTTTAAATGTATCCACTGGGTTTCTTAATGTCATACAGGCTCTTACTTTTTCTACCTGCTTAAAAAATGCATCTGAAGCAAATGTTGGGACACATGCAAAACGCATCATGGCATCTCCAAGGTCTGTCATGAACGCAATCATAAAGTCATCAATCTTCCGAGTAGGATTTACTTCCCATGTAGGTCTTTTTAGTGCAAACACTCCTGGATATTTGTATGATGTGATTTGATCTTCGTCCCACGAAATTTCAAATGTATTGTCTGGGCTATCTTCTGGAAGCAATGGATTAATAGTAAACTTGTGTGTTCTTTCTATGACTTCTTTTTCAGCAACAACATCATCATATCTTTCTGAAATAAAGTCGCCTGGATATCTTGGGAATGAAAGCAAAACAACCTTGCCAAGGTCAGGGAAGCGAGAGTCTACTGAACCACGAAAAGCCTTATAGATATTGTCAGCAGTCTTCCCCTGTTCATTACCTGTTCCAACTTCAGATGCAAAACCAGAAATCTCATCAAGAACTGCAAGCAACAAGTTCAAACCCTCATGTGACTCACGCTCTGAGTGACCAGAGTATACCGTAATAGATTTATCAAACTCAACTGAGTCTGCCTTAGCGTTATACTTTCCTGCAAACCAAGGGGATCTTTCAATCTTTGACTTAAAACCTTTAAAGAAAACATTCTTTGCTTGTTGAGCGTTAATAGCAACATTGATAAGGTCAATAGCATCTCCAGAGGGCTTACCAAAATACTTTGCTGGGTCTTTAAGACATAATAGTTTATATACTATATATGAACATGCTACGGTTGATGTGAAATCTTTTCCAGATCCCTTTCCAAGTTGCAGAATGATTTCGTTCTTAGTGTACTTGCTGTAGTACTGAGTTCCTTTTTCTTCCCCCATAATATTTATCAAATCTTCTTTACGATAGATCTGGCTCATGGCTTCTACAATATCGTACTGTATATCAGACAGGGGTGGCTGTCCAAGGTATGCCTCACCCTCAACAAATGTTCTTGCATCTACTGGAATCTCTTGAAAATGATCATCTTGCAGTGCTTCTAAAAACTCATTGAACATCGTGGACAACTGTAATCACCTCGTTGTCTTTTGCAAATGAAGAAAGCCTACGCATAATCTCATCACGAACCTGTGGGTATTCTGAAGCAATATCTTTTAGAATAAGAACAAGGATTTCTTGACGCTTTTCAATTTCCATCATCTCTTCTGCAAGTTCTTTGTTCTCAAGAAGTCCAGCCTTTTGTAGCATGTCAATACGCTTAGACTCAATATCCATTACAAGTTTAATAGCAGCAGTCTTTGCGCTAAGATTATTTGTCATTGATGCCTCATCAATAACTTCGTATGTACGAGAAACTAACTTACTGTAGTGTGTGTCTGCTGCAGCAAGTGCTTCTTTGGCACGAGCACGAATAGCATCATTAGCAGATGCCATAACCTTCCACTCATTAATAAGTGTGACAACTTTTTGTCGTGGAATTGATAACTGCTTTGAGATTACGGTAGGATCATTTCCTTTTAGATACTCCTCTACAACCTGATTAACTTGGTCAAGATGCTTGACTAGATCATCTTCAGTTGACATGTTTGCCCTCTAGTCTATTAATTTCATCCTTGATATAAAAAATTGCCTTCTCTAAATCCTGAATAGTTTTTTCCTCATCTTTAAGTCCTGCTCTCCAAAGATACTTGAAAGCATTTCCTATATTAAAATTACGGTGACGTGTAATCTCGATACACTCAATACCAGATGGATCAGAAGTATAGTGCCTTGGGTTATTTACTTGATCAACTGTTATGTTTAAATTTTCACTCATCGTCGTCCTCCATTTCAAAAGTATCTGGCATCCCCTTTAAGGTTATTGTTGCATATGAAACACCAACTGCTGCCACTAAAGACACTACAAACAAAATATATTTAATCTTTTTCATCGCTTTGATTTCCTTAATCCAAATTTAGCAAGGTAAACATAGATGGTCTCTAAGGAGCACCCACATTCTTTTGCAATTTCTTCTGGTGTCTTCTTATCCATAAGATATCTCTTACGCATAAAGGTTTCACTTGTATATAGTTTAGCAGCCATGATGTTATTTGTCAACTCCTGGGACCTTCCAGTCAAGATCTTCTCTCTTTACTGGCTCTTGATCTCTGATGCCCATCATGTGCTGGTACCCATCAACCTTATCATATTCTGGATTGTATTCTGTCATTCTTAAATTAATGCCACTTCTTCTGCAATATTCTTGAACAACATCCAAAGAGATATCTCCGTGCATACCAGTCAGTCTTCCAGAAAAAAGCAAGTTAAGTTTTAACATTGCCTTTCTTGAGTGCTCCCAGTGATCTTTCTTTTTATCGTCTGCCCATGGTCTTGCAGTGTTATATCTGCTTAATCTCTCCCCTGGATACTTTCTTGAAAGATGATGGTAGGCAAATATTTTTGATGTTGCAAACATTCTCCAACCTCTACCCCAAGACTGTAAGGAAACATAAGGCTCTTCTCCGTTAAAGTTCATCTCTGGATCTAAAGGAACCTCATCAACATATGATTTTTCTGAAAAGCACCAGGTAAAATGTACCCAATAGTTTTCATGAACATCTCCATCTTCAGGTGGTACACTTCCAACTGGGAACCAGTACCCTGGAATAAAGTCTGTGACTTTTTGTAGTCGTGGGTCCCAGCCAGTTATTGATGGGTGGTACAAGTTTGTTTTTACCTTATCTTTATATCTAATAGACCAGTCTTCGTTGTACTCAAAATCTGGAGGACAAAGTGTTAGAATGGCTTTCCCTGTTTCAGATTTTGCTTTTGCTTTTGCATATTCTTCTAGGCATGTTACATCCCAATCTTGCTCAAACCTGGTATGCCCACATATAAACAAAACATGATCAAATTCAACTGGTAAATCTTTTGTTGTTAGGTCTCTTGCCCACAGTATACCCCTGTACTCAGATAAGTCAAACTTTCTATATAGCAACTGGTCTTCTGGTATAAAACTAAGATCTGAATAAAATTCTGGAAAATGCTCTTCAACTATAGAAAAGAATAGACTATCCTTGTCTTTTGCTTTAGAGTAGCAGTCAAGCACTGTCCCTAATAGGTCTCCCTCTTTGTAAGAAATTATTGATACTAGTGTTGTCATATTGCCTTCTCCCAATTCTTGATTGCCCAATGTCCAATACCGCAAGCATCTGCTACATCGTTATCAGTAATAGACCTATCATAAATAGTATTGATAAACCTAATAGTTCTTTCTTTTCTTAGATTTCTTTCATAGCCTTTATACCATGAAACAGATTTGTCTGGATGCTGCGAACGAATAAGCAGTTGCTCATCCTTTGATATTTTCTTATTACCAATATAGTTTTGCCAAGTAATGGGAGAAACTTTTCCTATAATCTTAGTTCCAGTTTGTCCTGCTGATCCGAGAATTGCTCCTTGGACCAATGCAAGATCCGCTGCTGTCTTGGGGCTATTCATAAATACAGTGTGCTCAATAATGATTGCTTCAAACCCACCATATATATCAAAAAATGCTTTTACTTTTTTACCAGCATCCATAACTTTTTCATAGACATCATTTCCTTCAAAATTTATCTTGCCGATGGACTCAAGTTCATCTCCATTAAACAGGGCGAAAGCAAGGCTATTAGTGCTGGCATCAATAGCACAAATTCTTTGTGGCTTTAGTTCTAGCCCCCACTTATTCTTTACCATTTGTTTTACCCTTTATTTGTTTAATTGCTTTTTTAACTGCGTCTGGATTTATTGCACAAGAAGAGCATATTGCATCATCGTTATATATAGAGAGTGGAGAAGAGCAAGATCTGCAAAGTCTTGTCTTCCCCCTTCTTTTTTGTCTTTTTGAATGTAAATACCTCTCAGCAATCTTTTCTTTTGTTGCTAGATCTCTACACTCTGGAGAACAGTATATTTGGTAAGATACTGATTGACTAAAGTTGTTATCACAAAATTTACAATTCTTCACCGAGAATCTCCAAGGGCGCTATTTTTAGTACGCCTGGACCTGCAGACTCACATGCTTTTTTAATTGGGCATGACTTGCATATCTTGGAATTTGATCTATAGTTTTTGTTTGGCAGGGTTCTATCTTCCCATGTCTTTCGAACTAGTCTCATCCAATCAAATGCCTGGTCTACCCACCGACGGTAATGATCGTTTACATCTACAGGTATCAAAAGAAGTTCATGATTATTTTTATTTTCATAAATCATGACACCTGTTGGTTTCTTTAAGATCTTCATATAGATAAGTAGTTGCATCAAGTGACCAGTCTTGGCTTTTCCAGATGCCTTTCTATATTCAAACCCTTCGTTCATCATTGTTTTAATTTCACCAATGAGTTCTTCTTCTTGCCAATTAAACATGACATCCCCATACCCAAAGATAGGAGGATCTTCATTTATAATCTTAAACTCTGTTGTTGCTTCATTATTTTCATCACGGAAAACCTTAACAATACCAGCATTTAGCATTGCGTTTTGAATTCTTGCATGTGATAAAGTACCAGCAGTCATATTTGCTGATGCGTATGCGTCTGCATTATCTTCAAAAACCTGACCATCAAATGCAAGGTACCAATATCTTGCACACTCTCCGTGACCATAAGCAATGGTGGATGGAGCAAAAGTCTTCTTGGTTGTATGCTTATCTACACGAGTAATCGTGTATCCTTCTTTAATCTTTGCTTCAAGTCCAGCGATATCCATACGATGAACTGGTTTTTCTTCTGGCTTAATCATAACAGTGTGCAGTAAATTTTTCGTCATTAATTTTCTCGTTTCTATTAGTATAAGTATAGCAGACTATCGAGTTATATATTTTAATGCAGACACTAGATTGTTAATGGATTCTGCTGCCGTATAATAAAGATTCTTTTTACCACGATCTGACTTATCCACATTGGCCATCCATGTCGCCTTAAAAGCCATCTTAGCAGCGATTGCCTGTAGCCGTACAATCTCTACTGTAGCCACATTAAGCGGTATATCAGGCTTAATGATTATCTTAGCAATGAATGTGAGTGCTGTGGTCAACTCCTCATCTTCCATATAGTCTGCAATCTCTGACAAACCATTTACCATGTCTATTGTTGTAACTTCATTTTGCATTTAGTTTCCTTTTTTAAGAACTTTAAAGTTTAATAGCGCATCTTCTTTTTCAAAAAAATCTTTATTGTATTGTGCAAATAATGGATCTGCCTGCCAAGTCGCCAATCTCTGTTTTCTTTTTTCTGGATCACGAGCAGCAATGTTTAACTTTTCAAAATCTTCTTTTGTTGAAAAGTGCATTGTCAAAACCTCAGTGTTATCTCCTTGTTTAAACAATACAGGCTCTCTCCAATGCACTTGACCAGCACCCCAGAATACAAGAAGATCTCCATACTGAAGGTTAAAACTTTCATTTTCAATCACTATGGGCCAATCTATATTAGCCCCTAACTGATAATCAATTGTTAGTTTAGAAAAATAATTATCTGAATCATAGTGTACTGGTAACTTTGGGTTTGACCCAGTGTTGTGTTCTTTATTGTAACTTAGGTAACTGTTATGGTACATAAAGACTTCTTCCCCGACCATCTCTGAAGCAAAAATTTCAAGTTTTCTTCTTATATGTTCTGGGTACATTACCTCTATCTGCATTCTTGATAGGTCAGGCAGAATCATTGGTGCATAAAAGGCATCTAAATCTTTAGCACTCTTTTGATACTTTATGATTGCTTGCAAAACCTCTATTTCTTCATCAGAAAAAAAGTTTTTAATGATATGTGGAACTATTTTATTTTTTGGCTCATGTCCTGTGTTCATAATACTATTATACACCATCCTCTGAAATTTGTTCTAAAATACTCATCTCAATTATAGCAAGTCTGACCTTTGAATTGCCCTCGCCAATTACGACCACGATGGCTGGGTCCTTTCCATTCTTCATGGCATCTGTGGTAGCCTTAGCCCAAACCTCTTTGTTTAATGTAAAAGACTTGCCAACTTCTTTAAAGTCTACAACAAAATTTTTCCAGGAAGCATCTCCCTTTTGGGTGTTACGACCAGAGTTCTTGTGCTGCTTGGCACCTATTCTCTTGCTTTCGCTTTTCTCAGTCATCTTGTTTTACTTTCTTATATCCCTTTTTAAACAGCATAATTTCTGACAAGTGTTTTTCATTGCACATCCAAGAAGCCATTCCAGTATCCAAATAAACTCTCATGGTCTTTACTTCTTTTTTGCAAGTTTTACAAAGAAACTTACCTGGATATATACTATAGTTAGCCATTTAGTTTAGCCTTGATTGATTCTTGCAAGTCAAGATCCTCTCTTACACGATTAACAAACGCTTCCTTGCCCTGCACTTTTGTTCCATCAGGAAGTATGTACCAGGCACCTGTACGTTCTACAATACCGTTTAGTTCTGCGGTAGTAACTAAATCACCAATGGTATCAAGACCAATGTCGTCACCTCTAAAATAAAAATCGTACTCACCAGACTGGAACCCTGGAGAGGTTTTGGAGAACTGAAGTTCCCACTTAATAGTTCTACCAATCTTTTCTT